AACTGGCTTTGCTCATTTGTAACGGGGATACTTAAAAATTTTTCCATACAGCAAATATAGCTATATTTTATAATTCTCTACAGAGCTTGTTATAGATAGGTTCGCCCTCTTCTGTTTCAAAGTATTCCTTGACAGCATCCAACGCCTCTTCGCCTTCTGGCACTGTAAGCATACGCTTTTTGCTATTAGGCAAGTTAAAGTAAACATCCTTGCCCTTGTTTCTGAATTGAATGATGTTCATATCAAAAAACTTAGCAATGTTATTCTTCATCTTTACGTTTGGATCGCCAGCCATGGTCAAGAACTCGTATGGGCTATTACGGGCATATACCATAATATCTCTACGAACTTCTTTAGATGTCATGTTCTCAACACGATTACCGATAAGCTCACGAAGTATTTCTTCACACTTATCAATACCCATTTCACGAGCAGCGACTAATGCGTCAACCTCGTAGTTCATATCTTCGATGTCTTGCTCAGCGTCACGCTCGGCAATAAACTCTTCAAATAAGATTCCGTTTTTTGGATGATACTGCAAAAACTTTTGCAATACAGTATCTGTTCTGTCAACCTTTAATATGCCATTTTCAAACATAATTGGCTCAACAATTGCGTTGCCATCTTGCTCGTCTTCAAATGGTGATTTTTGATTTCTAGCATAACGTAATGCTCTGTTAATTCCTTTTTCCTCATCAAACCAAAGTAGAGGAGAACGTCTAGTGTTTCTAGACTGTAACACGAAGGTTAAAGGCTCTCGGCCTCCCTTCAATAAATAAACTTTGTCTTTTAAATTTGTTTTCATTTTATTAGATTTATTAAAATAAGGGGGCAGTTTCCCACCCCCTAGGTTAAGTTATACTTTCTTCTTAGTCCTTGAAAAGGAAGAAGTTGTTTGCTCCCATTGTGCAAAGTGCACGCTCAGACAAGAAGTGAACTTGCATAGCGTCTAAGTCGCTGTTCATTGCTCCACCAGCAGAACCAGTCATCCAAGTCTTGTAGCGACGGTCTTCAGTTTCAGAAGCACGGTAGCGTACGTGTAAGAATGGACGAGTAGCGTTCTTACCAAGAACTTGATCGTAAACAGTCATAGAACCAGCAGGAACTAAAACACCATTTACTTTGTCAGCAGCTAAACCACCACGTAAAGTAGCATCGTTTAAGTACTTCCAATCGCTCTTATAGAACTCATAACCACGCTTGAAACCAGAGAATCCAAGATTCAAAGCCATCTGCTCGTCATTGTCGAACAAACCATAGCTAGTTCCACCAGCACCGTAGCTATTTTGAGCAGCCAACATATCGTCGATGTCAAAACCAAACTGACGGTTCAAGAAGATTACGTTCTCTTGAATAGAACCTTGCTTGTCCAAACGCTCGATAACTGCGTCAAAGTCAGCCAAAGTAGATGGGTTACCACCAGACCAAACGTTACCGCGATTTTCGATAGCGTAGAACATACCTTCAGAACCAGCACTAGGAGTAGCACCGCTAGACAATGCAGCTAAAGCACCAGAACCAGCCTCAGCAGGAACAGCCTCGATCATAGACATTTCTAAGTAGTCCTCGAAACGTAAACGAGTCTCATGCTCAGACTTGATGTACCACAAGTAACCAGTTGCACCGTTTTCGGTAGTTACTTCTACCCATCCGATTTGAGCCATGTCAGAACCAGATACTTCGTACTTGTCCTTGATGATGATTGGCTTGTTCTCGAAGAAATCAGATTCAGCCTCCAAAGAACCATCCATACCAGCTGTACCTTTGCGGAACTCAGAACCGTAAACAAAAGCTACGATATCAGAAGTACCAGCAGCAAAGCCTACACCATTTTCATAGTAAGCTACAGTGAATTGGTCGCTTACAGGCAATGCAGTGATAATACCTTTTAAAGTTTTGTTATCTGAAGCAGAAGACAAAATAACAGTCTGACCTACACGGAATACTACAGTTTTAGTAGCAGCAGCAGTGTCAATGTCAAAAGTTTGAAGACCAGCAGAAACGATAGCAGGAGCAGTCACACCAGTGTATTGAGTGTGTAAACGTCCTTGCTCAGACCATTTGATAAGGTCAGAATTAGATGGCAATTCAGCGCTTACTGCACGTAAAAACGATGCAACGCTGCGGTTACCATAACGTTCAAATTCCTTCTCGTAAGTATCGGGAAGGTATTGATCTAAGAAATTGAAATCAGTAATGTAATTACTAATTAATGCTTGTTTTTTTGAGGAAGGGGTTAATTCAAAACCCGGGGTTCCTGAAACAGATCCAGCCATTTTTGTGTTTTTTAGTTTTTATTTTTTGTTACTTTTTATTTTTAATCTATTGCCAGGCTGACTATCCAAAGCTGTTACTGTAAATCCTTTTGCTCTTCCCATTTCTGGTGCTACCTTTGCGTTCATGTCAATGTTCTTTGACTCTCTGGCAACACTATCTATGGCTTCGGCTTTACCCTTCTCGTAGAAGAATTTAGCCATTGCATCTGGATTCATCGCTACAGCCATCGCCCTATGATAAGCAGCGGCATCCTTTATGTATCCATTCTCGTCAACAAATTTGTTAAAGAAAGGACTCATGTCAGTTTGCTTCTCCAATAACGTCTTAGCTTCTGCTGGTTTATAAGTCATCTTCTCGTCTCCAACTTGAAAATCAAAACCTTTGAAATTGTCGTTGAATAACTCTGATGTCTTACTCCTGTAGAACTCTGAACGCTTGGACTGCTCTTGTTCTAGTTCACTGGCCTTTTGGGCTTGACTCTTAAAAGCATTATACAATTCTTTCTCCTCGTCTGGAACGTTAGCGCCTCTTGACTCAAGAGGAACCATGTACTGTTCCTTCTGCTTGTTGAAGAACTCTTTTGCTTTTGCAAGTTCTTTTTTAAATGCTAGTTTCTTCTGTCTAATTTCCTTCTCGTCGTCATAAGACTCGTCGTAAGAAAACTTTTCAGAAATTTCAAATTCTATATCCTCTTCATCCAAAAAATCGGAATTAGATTTATAGTATTCAAATACTAGCTTATTTGGGTCTTCCTTATCAAAGTCTCTATTAATCTTAATAAAGTCCTCGAAACCTCGACCCGTTTCTTGTTTGTACTTTAAATAAGCTGATACATCTTCCGGTAGTTCTGGCTGGGACTCCCTAGTCTCGAACAACTGGTCAACGGTATCAATTTGTTTATCGTACCTATTTTTAATAAATGACAGAACGTCTTCTTCACTCAGCTCAGGCGTTTGTGCAACCTCTTGCTCAACCACTTGCGCCTCGTTTTCTTGGACACTCTCAGTTTGCGCTTCGTTTTCTTGCTCAGCGCTTACTTTTTCTTGGTGTTCATTAAGAAGCTGCTCTTCAATCTCTTGAACGCTCTTCTCTTCTTCTACACCTACTTCTCTTACTTTAAATTCACTCATATTTTTATTTTATTAGATTTTCATCGCAAATATACGATAAATATTTATCTAGGTTCAAATTCAGCTAGGTCGAAGCCATCTAGACTATCCTCGTTAGACTCAAAGTTTACTGGAGGTAAGTCTTTCTTTCTCTGATCTATAAGCTTAGACTGCTGTGTTCCTTGCATCTTTATGCGGTCGTCTTTAGCTTTTTCTTTCTCCTCCTCTATCTTTTTCTGCGTCTCTCCGCTTACATTAGCTAGTGCCATTTGATATTGGAACTCCTTGTCCATCAATGCCAACTTCAACTGCGCCTCTTGTTGCATCTTCATGGTGTCATACTCAGACTCAGCTCTCTTAATCTGCATCTTAGCTTGAGCTTCCATTTCTATCATCTGCATCTTAGACTGAGCAGCGGCTTGAGAAGATTGGATATTGGCTTGTGTTTGCGCCTCTATCTTTTGCATCTCCATTTCTTGGTCTTGCTTCTGCTTGGCCTTGCGCTTAACTTTAAGTAGCTCGTTAGCTAACTTTACGTTCTTTAACTCTCTAATGTCAATAGCATCCTCAAGTGTGATTTGGTCACGACTCAATGCCATCTGTATATTCGCTTCCATCTGCGCCTTCTCCTCTTCGTCTGGAGCCACCTCAATGTGTATTCCAAAGTCATGTAAGTATAGGTCAGATATTTCTTTTAATATTTCAGTGCTGTGTGATCCTATCTGATGGATTAACTGCTCTCTTGTCTCAGAGTACTCTAACACGTCAGATACACGCAAAGAAATGGCCTCTGCCAATCTTCTAGTAATAAACAATCCACCCTCTAGTACGTGTCTAGTCGCTGTATTAGAATTTAAAGCAGCCAACTTCTGTACGCCAACTAATGCGTTTGAGTCTGGAGTAGAACCATCTCTCGCCTCATTAAGACCCGTCACGTCACGAATCATGCTTAAGTAGTGGTTGTATGAATTAACCAAACTAGCAATCTTTCCTTGACCAGCACTGCTATTTAATTCTTGAATAGGAACCCTAGCGTTGTTAAACTCGCCATCCTGCGTGAAGCTACGTCCGATTACAGAACCCGTCTGGAAATACATCTTTAGAGCCTCTTCTGGGCTGTAGCTAGAGCCATTACCCA